CTAATGTGCCTACGGTGGTGCTGTTAACGTAAAAACCAATCAACTGGCAAGGGCCAGTGCTGACTGCGCCTGTGGCGGTGATGTTCTTGTATCCACCTACTTCTGCTACTGGCTGGCTCATATGCGCTCCTCTTTATGTTGTATCTCGTAGTCCCACAGCTCATCAAGTGTGATGGTTTGCAGGGTCTTGCCCTTGGGCGGTGTCTCGTCTTTTGCCTCTTGTCTATAGGCTACTGCAAGCATTCTAAACGCATCTGCGGGGTGTGAGCACCAATCGTGGCGAGGAGTTTGACGAAAAGTTTTCTTATCTTCATCATATTCCCGCTGATATTGCCTTAACGCTTCTAGCCCCTCATCGCACCGATAGTCAAAATAACAGTTTGGCAAGATCATCCTAACCGCTTGGATGCCGTCTTGGATGCCAATCTCAGGCACGATGGCTAACTTCGCTATGCCGCCAAGGTGTGCAGCCAACTGCTCAACAATTGATTTGCCGCCGGAAGCCAGCGTCTTTGCTCTTGCGTCATGCGGTAAGTAATGGCGGGTGTATCGGTAACCCCGAGCATTAACCACATTGGCTATTTCCTCAATGCTTGCCCCCGACACGGCGTAATAGTCCATTACCCTGACCTCGCCCCTAACCACTTGATACCACCAAATGGCGGTGTCATCCCTATAACCTAAGTCCCATGCGGTGTAAACAGGTGACTCAGGCTCAAAGGGTAACTCTCTAATCCTGCCCTCATCTTGCGCCAATCGCATCTCTTGCCCATAAAACGCCCCAAGGATAGCCGCATCAAAGCTGCATTCATATTCTTGGTCGTATTGATCTTGGCTTAACTGTGACTTAGCCGCCTGCAATTCTGAGTCAGGCAATAGGTTAGACACCGAGGCGGGAAGTCTTAACAGAAACCAATCCGGCACTACCTGGCTAACCTTGTAGATGTCGTGAAATTGGTTTTTGCCCTTAGGCGTACCCCCAAACACCGCCCACCCCATAGTGCTAGACAAAGTAGGTCTCACCACATTTCCCCACACGCTAGGCTTGAAGTCGCCGTATTCATCAAGGTAAACGCCGTTAAATCCCATGCCCCGCATGGCATCCGCATTGTCCGATCCAAACAACATAATCTTTGCGCCGTTCACCAGCTCCACCGACAAATCGGATTCGTTTGTGGCTTTGGTCACCGGTGCAGCGTAATGCTTGAGATAATCCCACGCCACTCGTTTAGCTTGGCTGCGGAATGGTGCAATGTAAGCGTATTGGGCTGATCTATTGCCTTCGGTGATTGCTCGCTTGATTAGGTCGTTGATTGCCGCTACGGTCTTTCCCGCCCTGCGGTGGGCTACCAAACAAGACCAACGCTCAATCCTGTTATGGAATGGCATGAATGCCGCCCTTGGGCTATAGGGCAAGATTACTTCACGCCGCCCCATGTCACCACCATTTCTACCGGCCCCTCATCCTTGCCAGTGATCTCAGTCCTTGCCAATTTGGGTACATGGTACTCAACCACGCTTTGAAATAGCTCAAAGGCTTTTGCAGGGTTAGGTTTTATGTCATGCTCGGGAACGCCCATAGCAACCTCATCAAGCCACTCTGCCAATCTATGTGCGTTACCATCAACAAACAAAGCAATGGCCTCCCTTGCCTGTTGTGTGGTCTTGTTAGGCACACCCGCAGCTCTTCCCCCTGCTTTCTTTCTACTAGTGACTACTTTAGTTGTTTGTATAGTCATTTGGCACTCTTTTCTGCATTACGCTCAAGAATGGTCATATTCTTTTCTTCGCCAGGAAACACTACAAAATTGCGAGTTCCTTGCCCAGTAGTCCTTGAACCCTCATCAAAATACTTGATGCCTGGTATTCCTGCTTGTTGCAATTTTTTAACTATTTTTGGGTCTTTCAAATTAATGATTGATTGAGGTGACAAATTCCTCATACGAACTTTGTCGTTTAGAAAATCATTTAGTTCAAACTGTTTGACAGGCGACAAAGGAGAATCACCACCAACAAGTGCTTTACGCATTTTTTCGATTAAGTTTCGTTGCTCTGCCATTGGCTTATCCCAATCAAGCATGGTTGCAATCTTCTCGTCAGGGAGATCAACTTTGTAAAAATTACCTGAAAGTTTTGCTTTACCAACATCTAAACTTTCAAGTTGTTTAAGAACATCATCTTTTGATGCGCCAAGATATTTAGAATCTAAATTAGATAATGCAAATTTTGCATCCGCTAAATTAGGTTTGTTAATCCAAATTTGACCAGCAATTTGTTCAGGTGAACCATAAGGTAAATCTTGAACATTTTTTACAGTTCCATCAGCAAATCTCAATTCGCCATATTTTGATAACGTATTTTGATAAGCTCTTGCAACCGCTGGCGCTTCAGCGGTATATATTCCATACCCATACTCTTGCGCCCCCTCACCAGTTCCAATCTTAGATGCGTCAAACTCACCTAATGGGTTGCGCTCAGTCGGCGGCAATGTGTGCGGTGTGCCGTGATAAACATCAAGCTGCAATGGTTTAGGCGTAATTTCGCCCAACAATGACCGTGTAGGCTGGCCTGTCATGGCGGCATTAATCTCTTGCCCCGCTAACTTTGCATACCCTGTCACCGCTGGTTTAGCCACCTTGCCAAAAGCTGGAGCCATGTACCCGCCAAGCTCTTCCATGCCTGATGTTTCGGGTCTAGTTGCCGTTACCCTTGGCATCATGCCCAAAATGTCTGTAGTAGTCGGCAATACAGGGGTTTGGCTTACGTTTACCCCACCCGCACCAAATGACTTGTTTATACCCATTCGAGCTAAACCCTCTAGGTCGCCAGCCGTGCCAGGTATTTGTGCCACGCCACCCCTTACCAATGATTCAAGGTTGCTTAACGATCCCGAGCCAATGGCTTTAAGCATCCCAAGCAAATCAGTTGCGCTGGCTTTTTTGCCGTTTTTTAAAGTTATCAAAGTGTCAGGCGTAATGCCGCTGGTATCTTGTCCATACCCACCAAGTGCCGCAGCTAAGTCTCGGTAATCAGCCATCTACTAGCTCCCGCATTTTGATTAAGCCATTCATCATACGGCTTTTGGTGTTAAACCATTGCTTACTAAAGTCGCAGTTTTGGTAATGGTCAAACTCGGGGATGCCTAGCGTGTAGTGGGCAATCTTAGCGTTCTTGTTCTCTTGCTCGCCAACTAGCACATTCCACTCTTTCGGTAAGTCACCGATAAGTGAATCGGGCAACCAACCGAATCGGTGAAGCTCTGCACCCGTGTGGTCATCCACAAATTCGGGTGTTAGTACCTTGTTTCTTAGGTGATCGCAATTCCAAAGTATTAAACTTGACCAATTCTTTCGGGGATAGTCCCGATTCGCCGACTCCATTGGTGTGCCAATGTATTTCTTTGGGTGTTTAGTTTGATACTCATGCTTAACAACTTGCACCGCCTTGGTCGGGTCAAATAGCTTGCTCAAGTTGTCTATGTTTGCCAACATCAACATATCGCTGGCATCCAAGAATATTGCCCTACCTGTAAAGTTTGTAAAGTAGGGTACTAGAAAGCGTTGGTAAGTAAATGCGTTAGTACCGTCCCGCTGTGTACCAAATAACGGTGTAATGGCTACTGGCTCGCTGGTGCGCTCAATCAGGCTTTGGCAAAACACATGGTAGCCAACAGCCTCCCTTGGGTCATAGCCAGCAAATATCCTGATCATTGCAAAGTTAGCCTGTACAGGGTTGAATCAATCAGCGCAGCAATCTCATCCACAATGTTTTGCAGCTCTGTGTCGTTAGGCAAAGCCTTGCGGTTTTTGTAGACGTAATCTTTGATGCTAGTCAAATACTTGACAGGGTCTTTGGCGTTATGGAAATTCTCAGGAAAATCCTTAATCTTTTCGTAAGCCCCCATGTAAGTTTCAGCGTAGCTATCAGCCAGCTCAACAATCTCGGGGTAATATTTACCCAAAGCTTTATGCACAGCGTAAGAATCAGTCGCCAAGTGCATGAAATGAGTCACGGTCGAGCTGTGAAACAGCGTGGAAATAAAGTCGGCAACGTCTTTTTTCATATTTACCCTAAAAAAAGCAGGGGTCAAAGCCCCTGCAAAGGTGTCAACTGCACATCTATTGTAAACGTAGGAATGGGTACGTCAACAGGCCAAGCGCCTTGGATGTAAAGTTTTTTTACCGTTGCCATATGCGCTTGTTGCCACATTTCTTGCCGTTCTTCTTTGCTTAACTCTTTGCCTTGATCAATCTCATAATGGCATTTAAGGCACAAAGCCGCTACCAAGTTGTCGTCAGCCTTAACCCCTCGACCTTTACCGCCACCCCAGTTTGTGTGCGCTGCCTGCACCATATTGCCTGATCCACAGGCTTGGCAGTTAAGTCCCGCCACTAGCTTTAACAGCTTTTTGCTTCTTATGTATTGGTGTTTTTGGAACAATTATTGTCTCCAGTGTGGTAAATCTGTGTTCGTTAGCGCACTCTAAGCGCCGCCTGCGTGTGTTTCCTGTTGAAGTTCTCGTTTCTTTTACGATTGTCCAAGTCCCGCATTCGGGACATTTCATTGATGTGCCTTGTCCTGCATTCGGTTAGTGGCTTCGCGTGTGCGCCAAATCTCTATATCAAGCCTTGCCGCCTCAATCTCCCACTTTAGGGTTTCTTCTTTTTCAATTGCCGCAGCCAATCCTTTTAAAAGTTTGTTGTAAACAGGGTCGGCATAGGCTTCCCTTTCTTGTGCGTTTGCCGCCTCAAAGCCCATTTCTAGGGCATCCCGCATCAATAAGGCTTTTTGGCTTTTGCGAAATTCCTCAAGGTAAACCCTTTGTGCTTTAGCCTCACCATAAGCTGGTGCTTTGTCTCGGATGGCTTGCGCCGCTTCTTCGGGTTTCACTTTAATACTCCAATCATGCGTAGAGCCGCGTCAGGGCTGTCAATCCTTGCCAATGTACTACCGCCCCAATTTTCAAAAAAGTCTTGCTGCAGCGTTGTTAAACGCTGTTTAACATCTGTTTTGATCTCTACCAAGAATGTGTGACCCTTGTAGCCAACCAACAAATCAACTGGCAAGCTAATAATCCAAACGTAAGCGCCAGCAGCTCGTAAGGCAACCACAATTTGATCTTGGTTTGCATCAACTCTTTTGGCGTGTCTCATTCATTCGCTTTCTAAGGTCAGCGGCGGCGGCTGATCCACGCCGTCTTTCGATGTTTGAGCAGACCTGTGACCACCATATTGATGCTTTGATTTTCCCAAGGTCTTTCGCTTTCTTGCGGTATCTCTTCACCCATTCTTGCGCTTCCATCACCCTCATAGTCTCCTGTAAGTCTAAGCGCTCTTGTGGTGTCAGCGTAGCTAAGTTGATGTGTTTCTTTATGTTGGTCAAGGAGTTGGTTAGCTTGGCATCGATCATTCATTGCAAATCCTCATATTGTTGAATTCTTGCACCAATCCACGCCATAACAGGCACAGCCATACTGTTGCCCAAGGCTTTGTATCTTGGACCATCAGGCGTAGGTTTGTTTTTTCTTTTAATATCGGTGTAGTTGTCAGGAAATCCTTGTAAACGCTCGCATTCCACTGGGGTGAGTCTTCTGACGGCCATTGCTTGCATAACTGTTGGACCAGTGCCTGTGCCATCAGCTCTATTAGTTAAAGGCACAGCCACATCGCCTGTAATTGAGCAGTTGTACAGGTCTGTGCCGATAGGTTGCATAACCTTTGGACCGCTATGCGTTGGACCGCCAACATCAGCAGTTATAGTGCATGACACCTGACCAGTTTCTGTGCCGTTGTAAGTGTCAACTCCAATGGGTTGCGCCACCGCATGACGATCACCTTTTGTCAAAGTGTTCATTGGCTCACCAGGATGACCAACGCCAAGGCCATTGCCTTTACCCATAGTCTTCTCGCCATTCTTTCCAGCATGGCGTGTAGCTTGGTCGTGGATTGGGATTGGCTGCAATACAGCATGAGGACCTCTCGCCACCAATGAATCCATAGTTTCGCTATGTTCTGCTCTGAATTTGTATTGAGCGTTTTCACCTTGATTAAATGCTGCCCGATCTAGAACAATGGGTTGCGCCACCAAATCAGTTGCGTCCTTGTAATCCCTTGCTTTCATTGCTGACGCTGTGCCGTCATCAGAGTATTCGCCAAATGCAACCATGCGAGCTGTTATTGCGCTACGGCTTGCAGGGCTTGCTCCAGCGCTGGCGGCAACACCTTGCCTCTTTTCTCTGCTCGGCGCAGGATGCCTTTGCAGGCTGTGACGCTCAAAAAGAACCGCTGCGGCAGCTCGCCAGTCTCCAAGGTATCCGACAACGAACACACGGCGGCGGCGCTGTGCCACTCCAAAGAACTGAGCGTCAAGCACCCTGTATGCGAACCCATACCCGCATTCTGCCAACCCTCCAAGGAAGCTACCAAAGTCCCGTCCTCCATTGGAGGACAAAACGCCGGGGACGTTCTCCCAGACCAACCAGTTGGGGCGATGTTGTTTAGCAATGGCAAGATAGGTAAGCATGAGGTTGCCACGAGGGTCATCCAATCCTTTTCTGAGTCCTGCGACTGAGAATGATTGGCAGGGTGTTCCTCCAACAAGAAGATCGACATTTGTTCCAAGATTCCACTCCTTAAATTTGGTCATGTCGCCAACATTGGGCGTGTTTGGGTAATGGTGCGCTAATACTTCAGATGGAAATTTTTCAATTTCCGAATACGCAACTGCTTTCCAATTAAGAGGATGCCAGGCGACTGTGGCGGCTTCTATACCTGAACAAACGCTTAAATATCTCAAAACACCTCCCCATCATCTTGCCAATGCTTAACAGGGCTTGAATTCTTAAAAACTTCTTTTAAGTCAGGCGCTTTGTAATCTTGTTTTTCCCATTGGTGCTTAGAACACTTCGGTTTTTCGCCCTCCATATGTACCGACCAACGGTTTGGGCAATTATGCACAGAGCACATGAGGCGCTGAATGTCATCAAACGCATCGTCTTTATGTTGGGTGAACTTAGTGATTGCCATGATATTTTCCCTCTACGATTTTTGCAAAATTGCTTGGTTTTATTAGCCACTCTAAGTCGGCAACAAAAGCCCGACCATCTTTGCCATTGACCCTACCGGTCAAAAATCTTGATTTGCCAACGGATTGAAAAAACTCAGCCCACCAGTTAAGCACATCACCCGATTCGATGGCTTTTTCTTGGGCAAGTTCCGCAGCTACCTCACGCCATCTTTGTCGCAAATAACCGGCTCGGGTTTCGTTCCAAACCTCTACCCTACGCATTGTGGGCAAGTTTTGGTGGTATAGCTTAATTACATTTTTGTGATCGCATTCGGGTAATTTTTTAATCGGTACTGGATCAAGTTCACCGTTAGGTGGACATATATAGGTTTTCTCTGTCTCTGCCTCTCTCTCTGCCTCTCTCTCTGAGGTAGCAACTTGCTTGCTGTTTGCTAGCGTCTTGCTAGCATCAATAAAGAATCCTTTATCAATTAATGGTTTAACACCATCTCGGTAATCTTTTTCTGTAATGTGCAACCTAAACACAAGCTCATCTAATGAGCCATCAAAACTACCATTTTTTGATTCGGATGCTAGCAACCACATCAATGGTGCTATCGCCTTGCTAGCAAGTGGCAAGCTCATGTAAACCCTATCGTTTAGGAGTTCACGGTGCAACTTTATCCACGGCGGCAGACGATTTTTATAGTGCTGAAATACAGCCCAATTTTTGGGTATCAATAACATATAAACCTCACGTTGTCGGTCATCGTTACAAAAAGAAACTGCGGCAGGACGGTAACGAATCGTCTTTTCGGGAGCTACCCTAGCCGTGTTTCAAACAATGTTAAACCACAAACCACTCAGGGCGCAAGTCTCTAAGCTGGCGCAAGCGTAGCTCGGGAACTTTTTTCCACAAGCACACTGCCGCCCTAGAAATTTTCAATATCCGAGCAAGCTCACTCTGTGAGCCTGCCAACTGTACTAATTCATGTTTTGTCATAAGTGAATTGTAAAGCCTAATTAACAAATAAGCGACATTAGGGAAAACACCTATAAGATAACTGTTAATCTAGCTTAACAATGCACCCATGCCCCAGCAATTTCGCACAGGGTCTTTTAGGAGTAAATATGTTTGAGATAGAAACTTACAAAAAACCTACCGATTGGGCGCAAGTCGCCATGTATATCGTATCGGTTGCCGCCATAGTGGTGGTTGCTCTTGACCTATTTGTTTGGAGAGCATCATGCTAGATGACGGCGATGAGGGTGAATTTATCACCTATGTGATTTGGGATGAAGTCACCGTTAAATGGTCTTGGTCTGCGCCCGAGGACTATGAAATGGACGGTTACTTTGACATTTTTGTTTTTAAAGATGGCTTAGACATTACCTATGACATACCCAAACTTCAATTCAAATGGATTGAGGCAGAGGTAAAAAAATACGCAGGCTATGAGCCGCCAAGCCACCAGCGGGTTGCATCTGTCATCAACGGTTTAGCTAACAACAGTTTTTAAGGAAATATATGAAATACGCCCTTTTACTCTTGGCGCTAGTTGGTTGCGCCAGCGAACCTAAGTTGACCGAACAACAGCTCATTATGGATAAACAGATTCAATCAATGGGTCGTAGCGAGGTTATTGACGCTATCAAGCAATGCGAAACCTCGGGGCTTCGTGCCATTACCGTGTTTGGCAAACGCAAGATTAACGGCTTTACCGCAGAGACCATCGTGGATGTGACCTGTGGCCCTAAATTTCACTAAGGAAAAATCATGGAAACACCAATCGGACCCAAAATTGCCGCAGCCTTTGTTAAGGCACAAAGAGCCTTTGGCCCAGCTCTCAAAACCTCTACAAACCCGCATTTCAAATCTAAATACGCTGACCTTTCTAATTGCGTAGAGGCCGTTATTGAGGCATTAAACGCCAATGGCATAGGTCTTATGCAACGCACTTATGAGTCCAAAGACGGCGTGATGGTGGAGACCGTATTTGTGCATGAATCGGGCGAGGTGATGGAATGCGGACTTTTGCACGTTCCCGCTGGCAAGCAAGACCCACAGGGTTACGGCTCGGCTTTGACGTATGCCAGGCGCTACAGCCTGTTGGCAGCGACCGGTTTAGCCCCTGAAGATGATGACGGTAACAGCGCCAGCCGCCGCACCGAAATCAAGTCCACGGTTAACGAAAACCAAATTGCTGATCTACTGGCGGCAATGGATGAAGTCACCACCATCAAAGAGCTTCAGCAAGCCTACAAAGACGCATACAAGGCGACAAATGGCGAGCAAGCATGGCAGACCAAGGTCATCACCAAAAAAGACGCTAAAAAGGCGCAATTGGAAGCCACATTGTCTAAGGAGCTAACCAAATGAAAGAACAAGCATTTCCAAACCCACATAGGACGGATTTAACAGGCATGACCTTGCGGGATTATTTTGCCGCCAAAGCAATGCACGGTTTGATCTCAATCAATGATTTGGATTTGACCCATGAAGATTACGCACGGTTGGCATATTTATTAGCAGAAGCAATGCTCAAAGAAAGGGGCGAATAATGGAACAACGCACAGAGGAATGGTTTGCCGCCAGGTGTGGCAAAGTTACCGCTAGTAGGGTAGCCGACATTATTGCCAAGACCAAGACAGGGGCAAGCGCCAGCCGTGAGAATTACCTTGCCCAACTGGTTTGCGAAAGGTTAACAGGCAAGCCTGCCGAATCTTACAGCAATGCATCAATGGCCTGGGGAACGGAAACCGAGCCGTTTGCCCGAGCTGCTTATGAGGCAAGGATGGACATCTTGGTTACAGAGGTGGGTTTTGTTGACCACCCTTGGATCACCATGTCGGGGGCATCCCCTGACGGCTTGGCCTCTGAGGGCATGGTTGAAATCAAATGCCCCAATACCGCAACCCATTTGCAAACCCTGTTAGACCGCAAAGTACCCGAGAAATACATTACGCAAATGATGTGGCAAATGGCCTGCGCCGACCGCCCTTGGTGCGATTTTGTGAGTTTTGATCCTCGGTTGCCCGAAAGACACCAGCTATTCATCAAGCGCATCAACTATGACCCCGAAATGGTTAATTTGCTTGAGAATTCAGTCATCCAATTCTTGGGTGATGTAGACCTAAAAATCCAACAATTAGAAAGCCTCCCATGAAGAAATACAAAAACATCGTTGTTATTACCGGCACATACATTAACCAAGATGGTCAAGAAAAAAAACGCTACCAAACCATTGGCTCAGTGTTTGTAGACGACAACGACAATCTCAAGATTAAGATGGATTCAATGCCGCTTGTGGACGGCGGTTGGAATGGATGGGCTAATTGCTATGACTTGGAGGAAAAGACAAATACAGGGGCTAGAGATGACATCCCTTTTTAGAGCAAGAGGGCTTGACCCCTTTACCAGCCACGCCGCAGCGGATCAATCCATAGACCTTGCCAAGCAGCATTTTGAAAAGATTGTGGAGTGTTTGCGCCGCTTTGGGCCAATGGGCAAGGATGGCATAGCCGAGCTTGTGGGGCTTGATGGCAACCAGGTGGCAAGGCGCATGAAAGAGCTTGAGAAAGATGGGCGTGTGGAGCTTACAGGACGCACCACCAAGTCCAACTCAGGCAGGGCAGAGCGTGAATGGCAATTTGTGCCAGTACAACGGGAGTTAATTTGAGTTACCTTGTTTCATCATTACCGCCTATCAAATGCTTTGTAAAAGCTGAATTCTTGTACAACCACACCAAGGGGCATGGCGAGCTTGTGCCTTGCGTGTGGGTTAGCCTTAAAGCCCTTAGAGGGCAAGTGTTTCGGATTGAGTCGCTATTAACCGATTACGGCGCTTTGTACGACAAACTACCAATCCATGCCTATGTGTGGAAAGAGGGCGCTAGTGACCTGCCCATAGACACTTTGCAATTGTGGGATTGCATGGGGTATCGGTTTTCTATTGTTGAAAAGATTGGCTTGCGTAACCTTGGTGTTAAGTTTCTTGGAAAAGATAAGCAATGGCACTTTGGCACATACCTGTTTACCGTTGACTTTTGTGCCGATGGGATGGATTTAGACACTGGCTTTACGGAAACCGCTGAGGAGCATAAGAGCTTTAATTGGATCAAATTAGAAAATGGTCAATTTGCTTGCCAGCCCAACAATCGCTGTTTGTGGTATGACCAAAGCCTTGTGCCTGCACAAACCAAGTTTCCCGATTTCCAAGCAGCGCAGCATCTATGGTCGGTGGATGGCACACGCAAATGGTCAGCGGGGGACGATTGGTTTTACACAATAGAGGAAAAGACATGATTGCCACCGTCTTTGCTTTAGCCATTGGCGCAATTATTGGAATTGGGACGTTAATCCTTTTTGCTATGTTGCTGGCACACGTTCAAAGTGAGGACAATCCACCAAGTTGGAGAAATTCCCTCCCCAACGATTCTTTGGGTGAAGAGCTTCCCAATAAGCCCCTAGAGGCGCAAGAGTCACCTTATCCCAAATGATCTTCCCATCCTTAAAAAAATTAAGGTCAATAGCGCAGCGCTTAAGGTGAATGCTGTTCATGGTCTTGGAACGCCCCGCCTTAAAGTGCAAAGCCTGTTGTTCAGGAGTCCGCGCCAGTTCCCCGCCGGTTACCATAAAACCCTGCTCTGTGGCAAATTGGATCAGTTTGCAGGCATCCAATAGGAATGCAGCTTGTTCGGTGCTTAAGCTCATTTTTCTTCCTCATCATGGGACAGTTTTACGCCAGCCAATAAACCAATAAAGCCACCAACAATGGTTTGGAATGCGGGGCTAATCAACTTAAAGATTTCTGCGTTATCAACTTTTTCGTCAAATAATCCAGCCATAAGCACAAAAACCATGCTAATGATGACCACGCACAAAGTAAAGCTGACCATCATGGTGACAAAGAAAGTTAGTTTGGCTTTCATTTCTTCCTCATTTCTGCAAGTTTCTCAACCGTGCGCCCACCAAAGTACGCGCCCATGATCAGCATCCCCCAGTTACCCAGCAAAGTGACGTAGGACTCATTTGCGTTGTACCCAAAGGCAGACATCATGGCAAACAAGAAGTAACCCGAAAAGATGGCGATCAACGACATGGGGCGTATGTTCTTGGATAGCCAAGAGTCAGATGCCATATCTGAATCCCAGCGGCTTGTGACGTTGTTATCTTCGTTCTTGGCGGCATCGGCAAATAACTGCAATTCAGCCAATTCCATCTTTGCTTTTTCAATGCCTAACTCAAGCAAGCGCTCTTCATGTTCAAATTGAAGCTGGCGTAGCTTGCTGACATCTTCAGGGGTCGGATTGTCAGGGATTTTCACGCCCAAAGTGTTTTCAACAACTTCTTTGCCTTTGGCTTGGATGGCGCTACTAAGCAAAGTAAGGCCGTTTTGAGCAAGTGTCCCCAAAAGGGATGCAACTATGGGAATCATTTGTTTTCCTCTGCTTTATTGATTAATCTTTGAACCACCGCTTGCTGGCGTTTTGTCTCTTGTTTGGCTTCCAAAATATCCAAATACATCATTCCTATGATCGGCAACAACAATCCAAACACTACCACTAGGCTTAAAAAAGCAATCAAGAACCCCACTTGATTATCTTCATTTGGCGTATTGCGAGAAACAGGAGGTGGAGGTATAGGGTAACGATCATCACCGCCCCGATTATTAACGCTCTGTCTTGCAGGCTGTTTAGCATTTTTCGCCGTTGCCATAGTGCGACCTTGTCTTTTGCTTCCTGCTCTAGCCTTTCCTTTTCTTGCTCCTCTTGCAGCCTTTCAAACTCTTCTTGAAACCTTGACCACACCGCACCCAACGCTGGATCAACGCCGTAGATCAACAATTCCCTTAACTCTACCGCTTGGCGCTCCAGCTCCATCTCTTGAAAGATGTTGTCAAGTGCTTGGGCTTTTAGTGACTTACCCTTTGGCGGGTTTTTCTTTTGCTCTGCTGCGGCGGTTTTGACTTGTTCGTGGGCATCAAAAAATTTACCGATGTAGCTCGAAATTTCCATTGTGATGTTGGTGACATCTTTGGAAGCCGCTTTGCAGTCCTTGTAAAAAGATACGGCCTGCTTGATAGCGGCAATAGCGGCAAGGGCGGCTGTGAACGGATCAATTTATAGCCCCAAGACTTTTTTAACAAGCTCACCCGCCACGCCTGGCCCAAACAAAACGCACACAATCACCGCATACAACAGATATTCAATCCGCGTCATGCGCTTATCGCCATCGACAAAAGACTTCTCAATAGCCGCGTACCGTTCACTACAAACGGCAACGTGAACGTCTATTTTGGTAGTGTCGTCAATCATGGTGCGTCAGGCCAAACAACATTGTTTGGAAATCCGCTTTGCGTTGGCACATTGCGTAATGCCTGACGATATGTAGCCCATGCAGTTTTGTCAGCAGTAGTATCAGCCACTTGCGTCCAATCTGTTGCGCTTAACTTAGCATTGCGTTCAGCTCTAACTTCTGCCGCCTTGCGGTCATTAGCGCCAGCATCCCATGCTGCTTTCTTTGTATCGTATTCGGCTTGTTCTTCCGTGGTGTACGGAACAATGGTTTTTTCGCCAGTGCTTACATTTACTGAAATGGTGTGCATAATAAATCCTTATATGTAAGCAATGTTAACTTCACCGGCATCAAATAAATCCGTACCATTTACAGTAGTAATACGCAGTCGGTCAAGTGTTTGAGATAATGATTTATTGCCGCCACCAATGGCTGAAGCAGAACTGGCAATTCGCCCAGAATGTGAGCTAACCCAACTATTAGTTGTATTGTTTTCTAATGTTAATATCATATGACCAAAAAAAGCATTGGAAGTAATAGCAAAACTAATGACAAATCCATCGGTAGCTGTAACACCACTTGCGTTAGTAGTGCGGAACGACCCCGATATGTAACCAGTATTTTCAATGCCTCCAGCATCACCAAGTTGCACAAGTATTGGGGAGGTGTCTGTGCCTACCCCTGAAAAAGAAATTATTATTTGTCTTGCTGAACTTGGGATGCTAGTGTAGTTAACCGCAGTCAACGTGCCTAGTGATAAGTCTGTTGGAGTTCCAATAGTAAACCCAGCAGACGCTGGCGTTGACCAAGTAGGCAAACCCGATCCAGCACTTGTAAGCACTTGACCATTTGTGCCAGCAGCGCTTGCAAGCGTTAAAGCTGTTGTCAAATTTAACGAGGCAATTGTCGGGCCTGTTGCTAATACGTTTGAGCCTGTGCCAGTGTTTGCCACACTTACTAGCGCTTTGGACGCATCAGTCGCTACAGCACTAGAAGCCGTCAAACTTGAATAAATTGGCGTAGCGCTAAATGTAGCCACCCCAGTAACGCCCAAAGTTCCAGTAACCGTTAAATTCCCAGTAACCGCCGCACTACCCGCTATGTTAGCGTCTGTGCCAACATAAAGTTTTTTGGCAATGCCTACGCCACCCGCCGTAAAAATTGAACCTGTAGACACACTAGATGCGTCTGTGACCAGCGTGGAGTTAATCCCTTGGGCAAAGAGTATTCGCGCCGTTGTAGCGGTTTGACCATCCTTTGTTATGGCTGTGGTTAAACCTGTAGCTAAGTCTGCCGTTAGTGCGTTAAAGGTAGACGAACTGATGATCGTGCCACCAACAACAGGCTGACCCGTGGAGTTAATTTGAAATGTGCCGGAACCGTTGTAACTCATTGCTGTTCTCCAATTGCGTATGGATTAGATTGTGACCCTAAAAGAGCCGCTAATCTAGCTTGTTTTGCCGTCATAGGTATGGCTTTAGAAACCGCTTGTTGGCCTTGATTTAAGGCGTTTGCAAGTTGACCATATTTGTATGATGCTTCTCCTACTAATCTAGGCGATGATGCCGCTACATCTAATGCCGCCAATGCAGGGCCACCAATTGCATATGCGCCCATACCCTCAAGTCCTGCTGTAGCTCTTTGGATGCCTCTTGGTGTCCAGTCGCCCATAGCTTGACCAGCCAATGCAGGCATTATGTCTTTGCCGCCAGCGGCTTGCAATTGTTGAGCTAAATCAAGCCGTTGGCCATAATTTGTGTTTACGTTGTTTCGCATTAGCGACTGAAGTTTACGCATTGCAGTATCAGCAGATGCTTTTTGTCCAAGAGACAATGATCGTTCAATTTCCTTAGCTAAATCGCTTGCATCGGTATATTCTTTCATCACCTTTTCGTAAGTTGGCGCTTGTTTGCCAATTTCGGTTTTAACCGAGTCATATACTTGTTTGCCAACAGAATAAGCAGTTTTTTCTTCTTGGCCTAATTTTCCAAAATCTTCCCAAAGGCTTTGCTTTAAATGGTCAAGACCCTCGGGTGTGTGATATTCAACAGGATCAAGTTTTTTCCATTGATCTATTTTTTTTCTTATATTTTTTAAAACTTCAACTGCTTTGGCATCTTTAGGTATACCTGATTGCTTAAAATCAATTGTGTTTTCTGCATTTTTTAAAGCATCTTCAACATTAGAAAGATCAAGCACAGATTTGTCGCTCTTGATGTCAACCATGCCTGATCGATAATCTTTTTGCTTGTTCAAATTCATTTGCGTAAGATTTGCTTTGGCATCATCCAAAACATTAATGGCAGGAACATCACCACGCAAATTTTCAATAAAAGCTGGATTACTTTCTCGACCAGCTTGAACGGCTTGGGTAATAGGCTCTGTTCCAACGCCTGTTTTAAAGCCCAAACCTTGTTTGGTCAATGCGCCAGCAAGGTCATACATTTTACCGCTAGCTTTAGCCGCCATATTTAAAGGATCGGTGTAAGCTGCTGCTGTTTTTAGAACAGGTGCAGCTTTTGCCAACAACGGTGTTCTAGCCGCTACACCCGCACCACCACTTAACAATAAAGATAAATCGCCAGCTGCACCCACAGGATCTGTGGCAAGTGTGTTCTTTAAGGCATCTACACTACCGTAACGCTCTTTTACCATGCCACCAGCCGCATTTGCCGCTAGAACAGCACGTTGCGCCGCTTGGGGATCAGCATCAAATTTATTAACAAAATCAACTACAGGTTTGGGCAAAGCATTTTGTAAACCGCCAGCGGCAACATCCAAAACACCTGAAACTGTTTGAACAGGATTAGTAACCGCCTGATATAAGCCTTTTGCCAAATTTGCGGCACTTGATGGAATGTTGCTTAAAGCCTCGCCTGGCACTTCTGTCCATGACCGTTTTTTGGCTGGCGCAGTAGAAACAACATCCCATTGCGATGCAGGGGCAACAGACACAACTTCCCAAGGATCAGCCATTATTTAACCCTCACTTGTTTGCCTTTTTGCAATGTCCATTGTTGTCCGTTTGCAAATGTTGTAGTCTGTCCTTCTTTTAATGCAGTAACCGGCGGCGCATCTGCTGACGCTGCCAGCTTGGGCGCTAAACTTGGGATTGGCTTGTAGCCTTGTTCTTCACTATAAATCTGATTTGTGGCATTCACAATATCTTCAACTTCGGTTTTCATGCCAGCAAGTTTTGTTCGTAAAGTGTCTGCGTTATCAGTTGGTTGTGGCAAAAATGGTTTTAATCTTCCAAACTCACTTACAGACACAGCCGCGCCACTTAAGTCATGCACCTTGGTTGCCGCAAGTTCAGCCAATGCCGCCCTTGTTGCTGTTCCCTCTTTATCAGTACGATTTAAAATGGCATCAGGCATCATGCCTTTAAACATACCAGTTGCTTCGGGTGTTTTTGTCAATAAATCTTCTGCTCGAGCAATCTTATTTAACACCACTTGATTTTGAGTCATTGCAGTGTTAATTGTTGGCGGCACAGGTTTTAAATCTTTGGGTTTTACGCCAATGTCAACACCACCTTGTTGAACAGGTTTAAATTCACCAGTATCCAAATTAACAGTACCGCCTCGATTTGCGTCAAAAACCATTCGCTCTCTTGGCGGGGCTTGCGCTCTTCCTTCACGAACTTTTAGCAGTTCAAAATCTTTAAATGACAATGGTTTTCTGCCAGCATCAGTTTCTTGCTTGACATAATATTCATAATTTTGAGCAGCCGCTGGCGCATTGACTTCTTTAGGATTTCTAAGTAAATCAGCATAATTTTTGCTAATTGCATACGTAGCCAAACTTTCAGGCGTGAAATCTGCAGGACTTGGAATTCCAATCACATTTTGTTCTTTAGGCTTACCTTGAATAATGGTATTAAATTGACCGCCACTAAATGTACCTACGTTTTGTTCCGGATTGAACGCATGAAGTTGCCGTGAAGCCGCCAATTCAGCTTGTGCTGCCGCTTGCTGTTGGGCTTGTTGTTGCATTAGATACTGAGCTAATGCCATCTTTCCCGCGCCGGTCTTTATGTAACCATTAGCGTTATTGCCGCTTAACAGATCAGCCGACAACATGGGTGAACTTGGCATAGCGGGGACTGCGGGAGTGACTCTTTCTTCAACAGTCTGACCAGGCAATTTAGCTACTTGTGCGCGTTCATCCATGCCCATTTGTCTTTCAAATGGGTTAATAGCCGCATTGGGGTCACGCATTAGACTTTGCCGCAAAGCCACTTCTTGCAAATTGCGGTTAGCGTCAATAGGCGTTGTAATGTTTTCGATTTTCTCGGGAATTGCCGCAGTCGCAGGCGTGGTCTTGCCAGCATTACGCATGAGAAAGCCAAGGTCGGATAAATAATCCGATTGGTATTGCTTTTCTTCTGTGTCTGCTTTTTTTAAATTTTTATTTGAAATGTAGGCTTGCAAAAGCTTGGCAATTCCTTGAATTGGACTAATGCGAGCGCCAGGAACTTGCGGCATTTCTATTGGTTGTATGGCTTGCTGCCCCAACAATTCAGCCATTCTGCGTTGCTTTTGGATTGCCTCCAACTCGTAGTTGGTAGGAGCTAAATTGATGTCAGCCATTTAATCTCCCGTGATTAATTATCATAAAAATTGCAATGCTGAGCCAGCCAAACTAAACAATCCTGACGTATTTGCGTTTTGGCTTGCCATTTGTTGATTGTATGCGTTTTGAGCACCGAGATAAGCGTTTTGCATGGTCTGAGCAATTGGCGCAGCCCCCACGTTTGCGCCTGTAAAGGGCTGAAATACTGGGTTTTGTATTTGTGAACCGGACATCAATGCCGAAATTTCGTTCAATGGCATTTGACGTTGTTGGATTGCCTCTGCCAACGCTTGTTGTCGTGCTTGGTTTTCAAATGCTGCTTGCTGTGTGTTTTGAGCAAACTTCTGTTGTTGGGCAGCGTTGTTTTGGGCAATGGTATTGTAATTTTGCGTATAGTTCTGCCCAGCCGCTTGGTTAGTTATACCTTGTGAAGTAGCACCTTGCCCAAAATTTTGAGCCTGCGCTTGGTTATAAAGCTGTTGCTGAATATTACCTTGCCCAAAGTTTTGCGCTTGTGCTTGATTAATCAGAGCTTGTTGAGTATTACCCTGACCAAAGTTTTGTGCTCGCGCTTGGTTAGTAAGGGCTTGCTGCGATAATTCTTGCCCATAATTTTGACCTTGGGCTGTATTTGCAAACTGCCCTGCAGTAACCGCTTGACCAAAGCCTTGAGCATTGGCGCTTAAGTCTAAGCCAAGACCCTGTAAAACCGCTTGAGTGCGTTGATCGTTTTCTTGTTGTCCCAATAAGGTAGCCGCGTTGTTGTAGGCTTCTGAGCCAGGCCGCAACCCTTGGTTAATTAATTGCGTTTCTGTGCTTACACGATTACGCTGAATTTGTGGCTCTAACCGCGCCATAATTGCTTCTTGCCCTGTCATGCCAGCATTAATTGGCATTTTTGCAACATTAGAAGTGTTTAAGTTTTTTGTTGCTTGAAAATCAAGGGCAACAGGTGCGTTACCCGCCATAAAATTATATGCGTTTGGCCCTCCAGCGGCCATAAAATTAGCGGCGCTAGGCCCACCAGCCGCCATAAATTTACTTGGGTCTGGCCCACCACCCGCCATAAATTGACTTGCGTCTGGCCCTTGAGAAATACCGCCAGCGTCAGCAATAGATTTGTTTGCTGCTGCACCAGTAAATGCAAAAGGCGTGCTCAATGACGTGGATGCGTTTTTTACGCCCAAGTTTGCCAAATCTGCCATTTGCAATTTGGCTTGTTGTTGGGAATCAAGAATTTTTTGGGATTCAGGATTAAGCGTTTGCGTAACATACGGCGTGTACTCATCGTATGGATTTGTCATGCCTGGTCGGTCAGATGTCCACCTTTTTGCATAATCTTCAGCCGACATACCTTGATTGTTTTGTAAAAAGGATTCTGCCGCCCCAGGATTAGCAGCAAAAAATGCGTTTAACCCATATTGTGTTGTTGATTTGCCGTAAGGGTTAGTGATGTTTGGATTATTAATTTTGGCTGTTGCAAAAGCCGACTTTATGTTAGCCGCAGTTTGTGCATCGGCGGTTACTTGCGGATCGGGAGCAACAGGCGCTGCTGGCGCATCACTTTCACATAAAAAACTCATTTTGACCCCCTAAAAAAGAATGTAGTTCCTGTTTCTTCATATCCAGCTCTCACTAAAATTGGCGATAAATTTGTACCTGTTTTATGACTAATTACAACCGTATCAATTTTATTTTCCATTAAGTGATTTCCAGCAAATTTAAGCAATTTACAAATTTCCAATGTTCCACGATATTCCGGTTTAATGTAATAAAACGCATCTAAGGCAATTAATTGCCCTAAATATGGCGCTTTAATTAACATAAAACCAACATGACCACACAATTCGCCATTTTCGCGCAATGTGTAGTAAACAAAACCATTGTTAGCTTCTAAATCAACTACCCCGCCGTGATCAAATCGATACCGAGTTTTTCCATACAATTCTAACCAATGATGAGCATTTAAAACCGCCGCTTCAGCTACACAATCTGCATATTTTTCATACGCAACAATCATAAAGTACCGCCATCAGTAAACACCAAATCAGCCGCTACCCATTGAATCTGTACGCCTTGACTTGCTGTTTTAAGGATTGGCGCAAACGAATAACCAATTTCGGTAACTCCTTGCCAATCTGCGCTAGATATTAAATTGTCACCCCAATAAGCCGTATCCCAAAGAGCAGCATCCCAACGAGCAAAATCTATTGGTGAAAAATTTAAACTTGCACTGCTATCAAGTAAATTGTAGTCCACGTTTACATTGCCATATATTGCAGGAGTGCCGTCTGTAAACAAGTGATAACGAATCATTTGGCACTGCTTTTGATTGGCTTGCCCATACGTTTGAAAGGATTGCAAGCCAAAACTTGTTATATCTGAAGTGTCATCCTTAGTGCCGTTCCACGCCAAACCCACAAACCCATTGCCACCAAAATATGGATCATCCCTGTAAAGCGTCCAACAATTAGCGTTCCATCCGGTAAAATTACACCACGATTTTGTGATGTTGTTCATTACATACTGCTGTTGCTGGCTGCCCTCAATAATTGGAACATTTAAAATTAGCTGATTTTCTTTTGGAAAATACAACATATCCCATCCAAAATTAGCCGAATAAGTTGAAATGGCTTGACTTACCGCATACTGAATTTTGTCAGTAATTGACACTCTTGGGTCTAGGCGTGAGCTTTGCAACGCACCAGCCATAGGAACTATGCCGTCTTGCGTAATGATAAGCAAATCCCCGCCATACTTAACCCAGCAACGCTTGCCAATGGGTGCGCCTAATTGATAAACACCAATGAGTGCAATGCCTGATGGAGTTGTTGGATCAGTCAATCGCCACACTAGCGTTTCACCATTCGAGGTGATAAACACTAAATAGTCATCCATTCCATAGCCAGCGTCTAACGTCCATGTCATAGCCGCCACAAGGTAGCCGCCCATCTGAACTAGGCTAGACATATCCAACGCTACTGCTGCGCCACCAATGCTGTTAATGGGCAAATACCAAGACTTTAACGTGCCATCTTGGATTAACCAAACTCTGTTTTTAAATAAAGTGATGTTTGAGCACGTTGCAGTGTCTACGTTTGTGATGTCATAGCCGCCGCCGTCACCATCTTTAGCCCAAGCCGAGCCAGTATAAAAACGCAATTTGTCTGCGCCATTCACCAACATCAAATAAGAGCCAGCCGTTGTGGTCATGTTGACATATTGCCAACGGGCATTGGTCAGGCTAGATACAGCCGCAGCTCCTACTGCGCCGCCAGCCGTAATGTCGTAAATTTTTGTTTGGGCAGCGGCAAACAATTTGTTTGTTGTTCCACTGGAATAAGCCAATACTGTTTCAACTTGACCCGTGATGCCGGTTGCAAATTTGGTGTAGCCATAACGCAAAACCACAGAGTTAGTGCCAGGCCACCAATTTGTCAGTGTTACCGCATCCCCAATTGCCATAGCGCCCAACGAGTCCCTAGCATTCCACCCGCCAATAGGCGCAGGGATTGTGATGGTCGTTGAACTTTGAGTTCTTAAACCCGCCCCCCGTGCAATTGAATTTAACATTAGGCTTTATTCCGGCGAGATATAGCTTTTGCCTTACTTTGGGCATCTTCTTTAGAACTAGCCCCCCATGCCTTTAACGACAACGCAAGTCTAGTCGGCTCGCCGTTCTTTTCCATAGGGCCAGGCATATTGCCCATCCGCGCAAGGAATGATGCCCTGCGAGGGTTGTCCCCTGACTTGACCGGCGGCTTTAAATCCATGCCCTCTGCCTTTGCCGAGGCTCTGCCCTTGGCGTTTAAACCGCCCTCAGGATTCTTGCCCTCTTTGCGAGTCCATGCCGCAGTCATTTCTTTTTCTCAGGCTTGGCAGTCTTTGCCGCTTGTTTAAAGTCTTTAGCCGATGGTGCGCCCTCAGTGCCAGGCTTACGCATTTTCTCGCCCGACCCTGCGGCTATTCTTTCCCTTTTTGCCTGAATATTTGCATAAAGTCCGTCTAATTTCATGTCATCTCCTTAAACACTAGGCCAATTGCCGTCTTGCACACTCCACGGCCCAACCAGTTGATTCATGCCCACAGGCGCTAGGCTCATGGCTGACACAGGTACGTCACCAGCTTTGCAATAGCTCAATGTGCGATTAAATTCAGCTAGTTCAGCGCCGTAATCTAACTTTTTGGCTTTAAGAAAATAAAACCGCAAGCCAGCCAACATCAAATCATCAGGAAAAACCGATGTGTCTGTGTCTGCTGTGTAAGCTGGTTTAGAGCCAACGCTTGAGCCAGTTGCACACACCCAATAATTTGAAACGTATTCAAACGAAAAGTTGTAGACAGTGGTTAACGCTTGGAAAATCCTAAACTTACCGTTGTATATGCGGTAGCGTTCCCTTGGGCCAATTGAGATAATGCCACCTTGCAAGAATTGCCAATCCTGAGATGACTTTGTACCAAGGTTGCGCCAGTGATCAGTCCTGTCCCAATTGGTGTCGGAAATCATTCTGTCGTAACCGCTTGGCAAATCATAGTCCTGCTTGGCAAACGTCATTGAAACCGCAGCGGTCGAGGTAGCAACCGGCGTATTAAGCGTAACCTGCGTAGAGCTGTCAATTGTCAAAATCTCAGCATAAGGCGCTTGTCCAGTTCCAGTTATGACGTTGCCAACCGCAAGCGCTGCCGTGCTAGGAATAGCCGTTATAACCCGAGAACCCGCCGTAATTGTGCCGGTGGTGCTTACCGCCGTTTCAGTTTGCCAAATGTAAGCTTGGACTAGTTTTTGCCACTCATAGTCGCGCACCAAGTCTTTGCCTAGACGTTGCGCCAAGGCCAAGAATTGCATAGTTTGGTTGTTGGTTGACCCAATTACTGCAGCTGGCTGCGTCAAGCCTAACTCGCCTGAAACCTGATCTACCAATTGCAATAATGTGTAGGCCATTTACTCCACCAATTCTTTTTTAGGACGACCGGATTTTTTAGCCGTCAACTCCGCAATCATCGCACGGAGTTCAGCCATTTCAACATCTTGGGCTTGCAGTTTTTTATCTGTTTCGGCTCGTATTTTGTCAAACATCTGCGAGTCTTGCGATGCCGCAATGAATGCCCGAGCTTTTTCGCGCAAGTCGTTAAACCCCATGATTTTGTTGCCAGCAATGTCTGCAAGCTGTGCAAATTGATCAATGGTAAAAATGTTAAGCGCTTTAAACTCAGCTTTTTGGGTTTCAGAAATTGCGTTCCAAACCTCAATTGGTGTGCCTGCTACTGTGGCTTCTTTCTTTTGCTCAAACCTTGCCCACTCAACCGGATAATCTTCTATGTCTTGCTCGCGCATGGGGCGGTCAATAGTTAAGGTGTTATCGCCTGGCACTAATTTCTTCAAAAAGATACGTTCTTGAAAGATTGGGCGCTTTTCTTGAGCCGTCAAAAAGTTGTTTTGCACTTGTACTGCATGGAAAAACACCGCCATCTTGCCACGGTTACTTTCCATGAATGACTCATCTGTCCAACCCGCTGTTTCGTTTTTCATGCTAATTCCTTGAGTTTGAAAGCAGTTTCCTGCATAAGTCCATCACCGTAAAACACCACTTCAGCATCCTGCGTTTCAATAAAATTTTCCATTTCTATTGCCGCTTGGAGCATCTGCTGTGTCGTTTGGAAAGTTCTCAAACCAACATTGACCATGATTTTACCTTGATCCTTGCCAGTATGAGCGCCTGCGTGACGGTTATTTGTGAATGAACAATCCATGCCATGAATGTCAAACCGGCGAAACCCTAGAGCTGCCGAAACATTCATTGCTCTCATGCCTACACTTGAACCGCCACCTATCAGGCTTTCCATTCCCTCTTTGTGGTGCTGGGCAACCCATGCCACCGTCTCTAAATCATCACCATTGATCAAATGCCATACCTTAACATTTTTCCCTTTAAGAGTTTCCCAAAAGTTGGGATGGCAAACCGAGGCCATTAAATACTTAGTGTCTTTTTGCGGTTTCCTTAACATTTGGGCTTTATGCGGTCTTGGGTCGCAATCAACATGAAAGTCAGGGATAACACCCCTTTCCACCAAATAATCATGCGCCCCCGATACGGTCATTATTGGGCGCTTGAGCTGCCGCCAAGTGTCTGCAAGGCTTGGCCCATAACAAGCAATGGTCATGCGCCGGTCGTTAAATTTGCCTTTTTTCTTGAGCATGGGCAAGTGCATTGACTTTGCCATTTGCTCTTGGCGCTCGGCGTTGGTTAAGACCCCTTTAAGCATTCCACCCTCATGTCACGAAATGGAAAATGGTAGCGAGGCTCACAAAATGTGATGTTTTGCATTCCTACGGTTTCCAGCATATCCCTCAATGGATTTTGAAACCAACCCCATCGATGGCACATTGCGGGGTCTTTATGTTTAGGGTCGCCGTACAACGCAAGCATGGTCATAAACGGCTTTAATGGCTCTTTTTTAACTACGCAGTTATGAACGTAAGCAAACACCTTATCCATGCAGGGAAGCTCTAGGATCATCTTGCCACTAGGCTTTAGCACCCGTTTCCACTCGGTTAACAAGTCATAAACTTCCCACTCATAAAAATGCTCTAAAACGTGAATTGCCGCCACCGCATCAGCAGAATCACTAGCTATTTCAAGTTTTCTTAAGTCGCATTTGATGTCGGAAATGTCAGAATGCAGGTCTACGTTTATCCAACCGTCCCATTTCTTTTTTCCACATCCAAGGTTGTAGGCCGTTTCGTAGCTATCTTCCACTTGTCGATCAGTGTTTGAGGCGAGAATTCTGCCGTCACGAACTTCTGCGCCTTGGAAACTAGTTTGTTCATGTTCTGCTGTTTTGTCCATTCGATGCCCTCTTTGATGTTGCCGATGTAGATCGGGAAACCCTCTAAGGCTGGATGCGGCTCTGCAACCACATAACACCCCTGTCGAATTGCCTCAATTGCCCTGTTTGCGCTCTTGTAAGGAGCTGTGGCAGGGATCACCACTATATCGGCTCGGGCAAATTCTTCCAACATGGTTTCTTTAGACCAAGGAATTGCCCCATCAAAGTTTGACACTACCCGCAAGGGATAACCCTCTAAGTCAGGCAATATGCGTTGCAGGCTCTCACGGTTGACATGATGCCCGAACCATAGCAAATTGACCCCATTGCAATGCGGCGGCATTTCGGGGTACTCGTAGGGGTCGGCAACAACAGTAGCATCCCGCCCTAACTCTTTAATTCTTTTTGCCATCTCAGTTGTGGAGCAAGTCACCGCATCCGCTAGGCGCAATGCCTCTTGGTAGTGCAACCAATCAAAATGGTCATCACAAAAATCCACCACCACCCAAGCGCCTCGGGCTTTGGCTCTTGCCATGTCCATTAATTCATTAGCTTGAGGTTTGGCAAATATCAAGGTGTCAGCGGTCAAATCGTTTTGGCTTGCCCAATCCCCTGCAGGAATCTTGGCTCGGTAGCGCCAGCTTGCCGCATTTTTGTCGCCCCAATGGATAAATGATGTGCGGTCGTTAAGCTCATCCTTGCCATCAATGATGTCGCCAAGCTCCATCATGTTTTGCTCACGCTTTTTAATAATGGCTTGGATCAACCCGCGCCCATGTCCATTAAACGTGGCATCAGGCAAATAATCGTAGTAAGTTTGGAAATGCTCGGCTTGTAGCGCCATCGACATATTGCAGTCAAAGGTCTCGCCCTCCGGATCAATCTTGACCTCAATCAGCTTGTCCCCATCCTTTAGCCCATCGCCATTAACTCTCAGCAGCTCGCCGTCATTGCATGAGTCAAAGCCAAACAACTCAAACTGGCGGTAGCCAAGCACATAGAACAACGATATAGCCCTTAATCCCGAGGTTGTACCCCCACCTATCAGCATGGACTTTTTAGGACGATCCTGCCCCTTTTTAACGTATGGATGCCATAGTGTGACCTGATACCCATCAAGGTTGTCAAACATTGCTGGATGGCACTGGCTTGCAATCATGTAATGCACAGATGGCTGCGGTCTATAAAACGCTATCCTGTGCTCTTGCGGGTCAATAGCTAATGCGTAATCAGGCGTTACGCCGTTCTCAATTAACCAATCATGTGCGCCCTTAATCGCCACAATGGGCGAACCCGCCGCTTTCATCTTTTTAATAAGCTCTAACTGACCTTTAACGCTAGGGGCGCTTGCCACCAACAAGATTGCACCGGTCTTGGCTTCTTGCGCCTCTGTTACCTGTGGGTAACCTCTAGCAATCGCCGCATCCATATTGGCAAATAGCGTTTCATCTTCTTCAACGCATTTACCAGTAATTTTTAAAGGTAAAGAACTCATTAAAAAGACACCCCACCTTTTGAGTGGGGCATCGTTTCTGATTAGCCTGCGCCAACCATCATCAATCCTGCATTGTTGACCATACAGAATGGTGCTGATGCAGAAGTAGCTGATGTATTAGCCACAATACCTTGGATAAAGCCAGCAGACACGGTTGTGTCGTCTAGTGAACCCGCAGTAGAAGTGGTGTACAAAGGCACTTTTGGATTGCAAGCAACCAACAAGTTAACTTTAAGCATACCGTTCAAGCCAACCCAGCCGTAATAGCTAGAGGCAATAGCGGTTTGTGCAAAGCCAACCATGTTGAAACCCAAAGCCGCAGCGTTTGTGGTGGTTACAGGCACGGCTCGCATAACAGGAGTGGTGCTCGCTGAATCTGCGTAGGTGCTCATAATCACCGCATCAAATGCGTTGATGGTGGATTCGGCGCGTACAAACATATAAACGCCGTTGTTGGAAGTGCTTACCCGAGTACCAGGGGTAACGGGAAACAGTGTTGTTGAGCCTGCACTTGTTGACGCATAAGTAGCCGTCAAGTCAATGCCGATTTTGCCGTCTATGACGTAATCTGCCATGATATTTGCTCCTTATTCAGTCATTACGCCTTGGAACTGGAGTCCCGAGGCGGTCATATTGCCAGCCCAGCCGATCAAGCGCACGATGGCATCTTGGTTGGTGGACATACGCTCATCACCAATCGGAACAAAGTTACGATTTGCATGAGGACGGAAGAAAATGTATTTCGTGTTCAAGAAATAGCCAGTAGATGTCGGAATATTACCGCCGATACCACCGTCAAGAACAACGTCTGCATTCATGTACTTGGAAGCAACAAAGCCTAATTCGGCCATTTTGCTTGAACCAGGGAAACGCTGAATGTTTTGCAGAGACGACATGAAGAAGCCCCACAAGTTGTTATCCAACAAAATCAAATCGACTACGTCAGAGCCACGGCTTGTCTTTGCATACAGGCGGTTAAAACCGGTCTGAATGTTTGAGCTGGATGCAGAAACACCCAAGTCACTAGAGAAGTCAAAAGTCTGATTGCGCCAAAATGACCATGTAGCGCGGTCAATACCACCGACCACACCGGTAGAGGGCGATGCAACCACCATAGCTTGCAAACCAGTGATCTGCTTGCCGTTGTTGGCTGTACCGTCCGAATAAATACCAGTAGAGATCAAGTTCTCAATCGATGCCTCGGCAACGTCCAAACGTGCGTCAAACAAATCAATGATTTGCTCTTCTCCGCTGTTTTGGAGCATCTCCAAGCCATTGATGGTAACTGCCACCGCTGCTTGTTTGATGGGGAACTGAGCCGCAGAGATAACGTCCGCAGGGCTGATGTCTAAGACTTCAGCGCCTGAGTAGTACATTGCGGTTGAGTTTGCTTGGAATGACAATTCTTGCAGAATGGTCGAACCACCTGTAAAAGGCTTGTAACGGCCTTTCTCACGCAGGCGAGTCAGCAACGCATTGTTTTTGGTCACGTTATCGGCAACGATGCCGGAGCGTGACTCAATGGTGGTTGCTAATACGTCTGAGTAATTACTATTGGCGTATGCCATGATTTACTCCTTTTTAATTCACCTGCCGCAGCGCATTGGCAATGACGGCTCGGCGATCAGTTTGATTGACTGCACCTGAAATGGCAGCGCCAGGCGCTCCCCTTACTTGCACAGCCGCTTGTTTTGCTTTCTGAACTTGATTCTGTGCGGCGTAGCTTTGTTGCTGTTGAGCATATAAACCTTGTGCCAACTGTGGATCAAGCCTTACGGCGGTGTCATATGCTATTTGCAATTTCTCGCGCTCAGACATATGACCAATGTCCCCTAGAACTTGCGGCGCTTGGAGAAGCGACAACATTCGATCTTGGACTGCCTCAAAGTGTGCGTTTGCGGGGTCGCCTGCAAACTGCTGGATTACCGAGAGTGCTCGGTTTTCATTCTGTTTCTGCGCTTCGTACTGGCTCTGCGTGATGTGTGCCGTGAGCTGTTGCACTTGTTGCGCTAATTGATTGTAGTGCGAATCTTGTTGCGGTGGTGCTTCGCCGCCAAAGTAAGCCGCCACTTGATCCAAAGGAATTTGGAATTGCTGAATCATTTTTGCTACCGCTTGCGATTTTTGCTGCGGTGTGCCTGTCCTTAACAATGCCGCCGTTTGGAGCAATGGCGCAATCGCTGATGCCGCTGTAGCGTTTTCGTTTCTTAGCATCCACTCATAGGGTTGGAATAATTCGGTAATTGCCCGAGCCTCGGCATCCCTTTGCTTATATGTGCTAATGCCCTTTTCATAGTCGGCATCCCGCTGGGCAAAGGCTTGCTGTAATTCTGCTGGCGCTTTTTCCCAATGTTCTTTTAACTCAAGGCGCAGGCTTTTGGGCATCTCAGCTCTTGGCTTATCAGCCATTTGCGGTGCTTGGGTTTGGTCTGTTGGGAACTTGGGAGCAAACTTGCCGCCCTCTCGGGGCTGGCTGGCTGCGTGTTTGCCTCGGTTTGTCGGTGTCTTAGTCAGTGCCTCACGAATCGTATCGGCTCTGCTTTGCGGCTCTGCCGCCGTTTGGGGCGCTTCTACCGCTTGGGTTTCGGGTGCTGGTGTTTCTACTGTGTCGGGTGCGACAACTTCGTTTTCCATCACTTCATCCTTTTCATTTGTTCCAAAGTCATTTTAATCATCTCTTTACGCTCGGGCATCGGCCTATTGTGCAGGCGGTTTGCCATCTCTACGTTAAGGTTAGACATCTTAACAGGTGCAATCGGTGCGCCTGGTCGATCAAACTCTTGCACCGTAGCCAGTTGACCACGCAATCGGTCTCGGTGCGCTTCTTTCTTTTTGTTCCACTCTTGCTGTGCATATTTAACGTCCGAATGCCCCATCTCAATGGTATCGGTGCGCTTAAGGTGCTCACGCCATTGTTTTCTGCCCTCAATCATTACGCCATCAGGAGACATGAAAGGCGCAATGTCACCTCTTACTGAGGCCATAGATTCATCTCGGTACTCACCCCTTGTAACCTCGTAGGCTTCGCTACCGTCTGATGGATAAACCCAAGTTCTTTTCACATTAACTCCAAAAGCATTGCGACATCTTCTTCATCACGTTTTAGCTTAACACGAACTTCAAGGGTTTTGACCCTTTGCATTAACAAATCATAATCAATTTGTTTTCTAACCGCAACCTCTATTGTTTGCGCGGGTGCTGAAGTGATCTCTTCCCTTACCTCGGGCGGTAAACCAAACAATGCCTCTTGCAGTTTTAGCTTACGCTGTGCTTCTAGCTTTTGGTCTTTAGCCCATTGTTCATCACGCTTTTTCTCATCAAAGCCAAAGTGACCGCCTAGTGGAGTCTCAAGTGGCGGTGGAACTACTGCTACGCCTATTGTGGCAAATGGAAGCTCCGCAAATGATGCAAAACCAAACACCTATGCCCCCCATTTGGCGGCGGCATCAACCCAAGTTGGGGCAGCAGTTGCATTGGATTGCAAAACCTGTCCCGCAGTTCCCACTTGACCATTAAACGCTACCGATCCATTGGTGTTAATGGTTACAGCGTCAGTTGTGCTGACCGCGCCATTGATGATAAAACTGATCTTTTGGTTGTCCCAACTACCCATAACCAATGGGCCACCATAAGATTCAACAAAACTTGCCAAAGGTAAAGAAAACCCATTGTTTGGATACCCCGCAGCCGCATAACTGTAATTTGCGTTATTTATTCCTAACTCGTTGTAGGCCGTATGACCGCCGTCATTTACAGCATAGCTTGCGTAACTCGTATTGCTGGCGCTTGTGTTTTGCAAACTTGTGTAAAGGTATAGCGGCTCACTCGCCGTAAACCCAGCTATTACGCCCGAATCAGTGTGTGCGGTTGCGTCACCTACATTTAAAGAGCCAACATTGGTCGTGCCTGATGTGTAAGGTATCAAAACACGGTTATTGGCATCTTGATTGACCGATTTCTCAGCAGGGTAGCTAACAAATACATCCTTTGCGCCTGCCGCAAGGTTAAGTATTGAGCCTGTTGATGAAGAGATTATGGTTGTTCTAGCTAACGTACCGCTAAAGTAAGTCCCAATCCCAACCTCCCATTGTGTACCGCCTGAAATCGTGTAATAGGTCGTATTGTTGTTGCCAATTACCGAAAATGACTGAAACCCATCAACAGAGCCGTCTAGCGTGATCGTTCCAGTACCTGTTGAAGTGGTGGTCTGTCTTACCCGATCAGCTAAAACAAGGCTCATGCTATTTCCACGCCAATTACTAAGCCATCAGCACCCCTAACCACTTTCTTGGGTGCGGAAAGCTGTTGCATTGCCTTACCAATGTTTTGCATTGATTCACCGTGCATATTAGCCATTTGATCGTGCATTAGCGCCATCTTGTCCATTGCTTGGACAATCGTGCCGCCCAGCTCGTTGGTTATTTGTGCAGACGCTGCTTCAATGACCGGTAAGTCAAGGCCAGGGTTGCTACCAATCCTTGCCACCATGATCTTAGTCGCAGCATCAAGCTCTGCTTTCCATCGTTCATATTCTTCCTTTCCAGCCATTTCTCGGGCTTTAATTTGAAGTTCATTATTCTGTTTGGCGGTCTCAAAGTCCGCTTTCATCTGCGCCAATTGCATTTCAGCTTGCGCTTTGGCTTGGTGCATCTGCATCTCAAGCTGTGCCTTGCCTTGCTCAATTTGCGCTTGAGCTTGCATTTTCATTTGCTCAGTTTGCGCTTGTGCCTGCATCCGCATCTGCTCGGCCTGCTGCTCTGCTTGCATTTGTATCATCTCAGGCGGTGGGCGTGGCGGTTGTTGTTTAGCCGCATCTGCCTTATCTTGCAAGGCTTTCATGGCTTTTTCTACCGCGCTCTCCAACCCTCGACCCGCCCTAAATCGGCGCACCAAGAACAATAACATTTCGGAGGCCATAGGCAATGTCTCGGGCGCTTGGGTAACCATAGGAATTGCCTCACGCAAGAATGCACCAATACCTTGGATTGCCTCTAATGCGCCTTGCTTTTCTGCCTGCTCATCAATCTGAGCCAAGCTGTCAGCCTCAACCGCAATGTGGAAGTCGCGGATTGTGCTATCAGACAACATTTGTAACGCCGCTTGCAACATTTGCTGGTCTTGACCATCCGGCGTGTTCATAACACCCGACATCTCAACAATCAACTCAGGCGGGTAAAACTTACATATAACTTGCGCCTTGAGCTTGAAGATGTCAGTGGCAAACCGAGCGACATCGCCTTGACTGCTCTTTAACCTTAAGCTGCCAAAGTTGGCTTTAAGTTGTTGAGCACCAAGCGTTTCTTGGGCTTTGGACGATCCACGCAAGATGTCCGATATGCCCATAATTTCGTAAATGGACTGCTTGACCTGTTCCCTTGCCGCATACAGCTCACGCAAGGTAATGATGATCTGCGAGGTGTCCATCATGTCGATTGCGCCTTTTAAGCCGCCTTTTTCCGACATTGCCGCCCATGCGGTCACAGGGAATAGCTTGTTGTCTACACCCTCGCTAAACATCCGAGCCAACTCTTTAAACTCGGCATTAAACACGCCCACCGCTTTACAGGCTTTGGTCAGCAAGTAAATGCGTTGCGTTAAGTTATCTAGCTCTTGTGCCTGATCTTCATACTCGCAATAGTCGGGTACAGGAATCATTGAGCCAGTGGTGGTGGTTGCCATCAACGGCTTGGGGCATGGGAAAAACTCCTCAAGCTCTAACGGGTCATCCCTTTCATCAAGCGCTTGTGGATAACCTTTGGCAATCCAGCAAACCTTGGCTGTGCGCTTATTCCAAATCTCATAGACCATCGCCTTTTTGTCGTAGGTCATCTTGGCGGTCATGGGATTTTTGCCGTCCATGTCGGTGTTTGAGCTGGTCAGGCTGACGTTTTTGAATACGTCTCCAAAGCGCTCTACGCCCTCTTCCTTGGTCATGTAGACCGCCCGAGCTACCCACCAAACCTCATCCCATGTGCGAGCTGGTGAATGCAAGAAGTCAGCCCAATAAACGTAATCAATTGGGCTGTGAGCCGCATCAATGCGCTCTGTTGGGTCTTCTACAGTGTTATAAACTTGCGATTCGTCTTGTTCTTCACCCTCAACTGACTCGGGGCGCTCATTAACAATAACAGGCTCGTAGCGAATCCAAGCCGTGCCGCGACCAGGCAATAGTCGGTCTTGTACTGCGCCACTCATTGCGGCATCAAAGTCACCAAATTGTGTGGTCTCGTACTCCATGACACGCTCTAGCATGGTCGAGGCCAATCGACCCACAGGGTCTTGATCCATGTATCGGCGTGAAACCTCAGGTTTAGCTTGTCTGCCATATAGCGCAGGGAAGAGCACTTGGATGTTTGACCATAAGATGTTGAACTTCATCCTTGGCATTTCTATAGCATCACGTTCATCCCTATAACGCTTGACAACCTTTTGACCACGCTTTTCCCACTTATCAAATATCTTGATAGCGGTCTCAATCTGATCGTGCCAATAAGGGCCAGCGTCCTCGCCCTCATATGCGCCGGTTTCATCGTACATGATCAACTACCAGCGGCAAAGAAGAATGTCACATCCAATCCAGTGCCAGCAATTGTGGCGTACAGACTGACACCTACGTTGGCGGGAAATCGGTGAAATCCGATAGCTGGTGTGATCGTGCCTGACATTACCTCGCCGCTTGACCCGCCATTGCGGAGCACTAATGTGCCTACGGTGGTGCTGTTAACGTAAAAACCAATCAACTGGCAAGGGCCAGTGCTGACTGCGCCTGTGGCGGTGATGTTCTTGTATCCACCTACTTCTGCTACTGGCTGGCTCATAT